TCTCGATCTCATTGTCGATAACAGTTCCATTTTCTATGTTCTTATCGTTTCCTTCCAAAAGCACCAAATTAAAATCAGCAAAACCTAACTCCCAGCTAGCGCTAATCTTCATGTAGTCTTCACTACTTGGATCAGCTGAGTCTTCTATTAGGCTAGCTAATCTTTCATTTACTACTTTCCAAATGACTCCCCCTAAGGTTACATTGAATGGGCCTTCTAGATCTACTACTTCCTCTTCTGTGAGAGCTTTGTCTGTACCGAATTCAGAAAATCCAGCAGTCAAAATAGTCCCAATCACCCTATCTCTATTATGCTCAACATTAATAGGCTTATTTTTAAAATCTTTATAGAAGGCAAGCGCTGTTTCCGTATCTACAACGTCGCCATTCCTATTTACCCTATTAGCAACAAAAGCATTAAAAGCTATTGGCAATAAATCAACTTGTTTATCGGTATCTATGTCTGGTACGAATTGAGCAACTTCTATAGCTGATGCTAAAGCTAAATATTTATCCCTCTCTTCTGAAACTATAGGCTTTACATTAGAGCTAAAAATTGTAGTATATTTCATTTTAAATTACGTAATAATTCACTGTCACATTCCCAGCGCTACTGTAAACGCCAGAACTGGTAGGTACTTGAACACCTTGATTAAGGCTAGTCGATCCAGCAGGAGCGTAAGCTATAATAGTTTCTGTTCCGGCCGCAGCTGTGCTTAAAGTTGTAGCTGCAGAAGCTAGTATGTCGGTGATTATAATAGTATCTCCGCTACTAGCAGCGACTACAGCTCCTGCTCCAGTTTTGTTAGCAGTTCTTGATACCGAAGGCACTCCCTGCGTCTGTTGTGAATTTGTTGATCTTGACATTTTTCTTTTCCTTAGATTACATTTGCGAGCCAAGTACTAGCTTCATCTTTTAACTCTTCATCAGTTTGTAGATAAAGATCATCTACGTCCCTAAAGTCATAATTATCTAGACCGTGCCCCTTGACTTCTCTTTCTGCCTCTTTTATTTCTTCCATTGATGGCTCAAAGTAGTCACCCATATCAACATTTCCTACTGTAGCCATGTTGAGAAATATGTTCACGTCGGCTAGGGCAAAACTTGGTTTAAGATAACTCGTGAAACTGTTTTTAAAAATTTTAGTCACTTGGTCTAGACTTACCTCAACATCGTTAGTTGAATTATGAGAGCTGACTTTTCTAAAGAGCATTTCCTTAACTTTGTTCGAGAATTCTATAGCTAGGTCATCATTATTCAAGGTGTTGCTTANGCTGGAAGTCAGTGTTGGCTTTGCTCCTATGNCATAGTCTATATCTAAAGATTTCATCTTAAAATTAAATTGCATCAAGTTGCCTAAAAGTTTATACACTTATTTTTAAAAAACTTATAAAAAAAATAAAAAAAACCCCCCATAAACACGGGGGGTTTCAAATAGGAAAAAACAGCTTCTAGAATTAGAACGGAGCACCGTCCGAATTATCATCTGCGATATCTGGCTTAGCCGGATCAAGAGAACCGGAGGAATTAATAGTCCCAGACTGGAAGTATTTAAAGTTAACAGTATAGCTTCTGCTGTAAGTATTAATAACTCCCGTGCCGTCGTTGACGGCAGTATTTGAGAGACTTAGGTCTCCCCTTGTAACTGTCATGCTGCTGAGCCCACTAGATTGAGCAACACCAGAAGTGTAGCCCCTGTAGGCTGAGTCAAGGACAGCGTTAACAAATTTTTGTGCGCCACCATTTTTTACAGCGCTTCCGTTTCCTACGAACAAGTCGCCAGAAGTCAAAGCGTAATTGCCTTCTGCAGGATCACCCAAAACATTGGTAGCTGTATGACTCATCGTAGAGTCATGAGCAGGGAAATCCGTTATACTCGCTCCGTGAAGAGGAATTACGATACCGGTGACGCCTACTTTGGCCGCTGTTATAGCTGAGGCGCTCGTTGGTACATCGTTGCTACCGGGGGTTGTCCCGTTCTTAATAAATTTAATTTTACCAGCCCCGGCACCACTAGTGAGTTGAGTGATCGGGCTGCCGTGTTTGCTTAAAATAAAAGCTGTGTCTGTATTTGCCATTCTAAATTTCTCCTATTATATACATTCAATTACATTGTTTTTTCCACTTTTAGAAATATTTTCTTTAAGGGGTTTCCTCTAAATCTCCTAGCTTCATTAGCTCGTCTAACTTCTCCTTAGGGGTAGATATTCCACCAATGATGGTGAAAACGGTAAGGGTCTCTTTGTCACCGCTATATATACCCCTGTGTACTGTACTCCCCGAACTGAGGATCCTAGTAAACTGATCGAAAGCTTGATCGAGATTAGATTGGGGGATGTTATCTAAAACCTCTTTCCCTCCAATCAAAATAGCTCCCGCTGTATTAGCGGTAGCTATATCTATACCTCCCGACATACTACCGCTTTGAGCAATACCCCTCACTGCTCTGGAGATGTTTATTGGGTCTTTCCAATCCGAGACCGGAGTAGCTCCAAAAACTACGATACCAGAATCAAGCACACCTTTATAGTCACTAGAATCGAAAGATGAATACGAACTGTCTTTCGAGGCTGTCATATTGAATAAGTGAAAAACTCCAGCCATACTCATGTTAGCTGTCTGCCAAAAGTTAGCTACAGACACATTAGAGTATNTCTTGCTAGTTTTTTCGTTATCTATAATCACCAAAGGAGAGACCATCCCTTTCTTGACCAAGTCACACGCATCCTTGAGCGTCTCATATGCGTTAGCATTAACCCTCCTACCTTCTGAATATTTTGGCAGAGCCAGAATAACGCCAACCTTCTTACTATCTGCACCAATGGACTCATGAAGCTCCCTACAGGTTTCAACCAGAGGAACTAAAGTACCCGCTCCCGAGCCTCCTCCGGCTCCAGCACAAATAAACACTCTGTCTACATCATCGCCGAAAGACCGACGCATAAAATCTAAAACATCGTCTCTTCTTTCGTTAAAACATTTTTGAGCTACGGCTCTATCTTTACCAGCTCCTCCAGTACCTATGCAAAGCTTGTTTTCCACATTGATACTGTTCATATCTTGCTCAGCCGTATTGAGAATACCTATTTTCCTATAGCCTAATTTGTGAAAAGTTTCTGCTATTCTGGATCCACCTTGACCAGCCCCTATAAAAGCAAATTTAAAAGCTCCATCAACCTTATCTTCTATTTCTTCTGCTTTTTCTTCAGGTTCTGGGGGTAGGGGAATATCCGGTACAATTATATCTATTGTATCTGCTCCCATGTACTGATTAACGTCTTGTATATTGTCTTGTTCGCTCATTTTTATTAAATTTTGCTTTCATAGAGTAAGCTTGCTAAGTAATCATCTACTTGATGCTCATAAGCTATACTCTGTATTTCCTTAACTTTTTTAAAATTAGTGTCTGTTGGGTTATCTACATACTTCTTGCTTTTATCCAACCATTTTTCTGCCGGTTCGTTAGCCATGACCACCTTGCATACTTCATTCGCAAGGCTTCTAATTTTATTAGTAACTCTTTTGTTTTCGTATTTCAATTTTAAATGCTCTTGCACTTCTGTCTCAAGCTTCTCAGCTAAAGACAAATTCTGCTTAATCTTTTCAACACTAAACTTTTGAGAACCGCTCGTGTTTTCTCCAACAGGGGTAACCTTTTTCGTTGTTTGCGGGGATTTACTTCCCTCAGGCCGACCTTCTTCTTGGCCCCCACCTATGAGTGGAGCATAATAACCTTCCTCTTTTAAGTCCTTGAATCTCTTTTGGGACTCTATAGATTCTGTTGGTTCTGGTAGACGTCCCGTGTCGATAGCCTGAAGGCCTTCTTCTGCAGTCAAAACTCCATATTGCAGAAGCTGAGCGACAACCCTATTCCAAGTAGTCTTATCTTTTAGTTCAATCTCTTGAAAGTGAGGTTGAGGATAATTTTTAAAGCCTAGCGACTTACAAATTCTTTTAATCTCTGGGGATAAAAATTGATTAATAAATGCATCTCTACCCTGCTTAAGTCTTTCTATAAATACTTGAATCTTAATACTTGTATTAGCAAACTTATCTTCTCCAACTAAAATATTATTCAGCCCCATTTGTATATCAGTATTAACAACATTGTATTTTTTAGGATCAAGAATCCCAGCAATGTCAGGAATAACAAATTTTGCTTCAGTTGTGTAGTCTGATACTAAAACCTTTCCAACTGATTGATTTTCGAAAAGTTTTTGCATTGTCTCGATGCTTCTTTGGTTAACGTTGAGACTTCCGTCTTTCAACTCTGAACCCATTGTGATAAGCAAGATAGCTTGGTTAGTTGTCCGGGTTATAGCCATATCCATCTTCTTCATCTCGGACTTCCAATTTATATCTTCCAAAACTGGAAAGCCCATAGGCACAGCGAATGGTTCGTAGTCTTGCTTTTTGTAAAAAACTGGACTACACTTATCGGGGTCTAGCCGTATACTAAGTACTCCAACGTTTCTCCCTTTTAAAGCTTTCTTGGCCTCTGGGTCTAATGACTCATAAACTTGCTTGTCTTCTTCAGTCTTTGGATTCTTCAGTCTCTCTAGTTCGTAGTCACTTAAAACTTTATAGTATACCCCAGAGCTAAAGGATATATTCCCCCCCATTTGTATATCAGCAGGGTTTAAAATTATATACCTAGAAGGTAAGGTGTTTTCTTCCTCGGTAAGCTTCAGGTAGTTAGCGCCATAAGTCTGGGTGATCTTTTTTAAATCGTCTGGCTGTATCTTTGTATCAAACCTATGAACAAAAACATTCCCGGAACGATAATATTCTCTGAAGAACTTATCCAAAAAACTTTGGAGATCTATTTTCCTAAACAATGCTTCGAGAAAATCTCTTGACTTTTTACTACCACCAGTGAAATAGACTTTTGTAGCGGAGAACTCCGTCATCAAATCAATGACATTTCTAAAAACTGAAAAATTATAATAAGCTTTTTGACAAAGGACAACGACGTCACTCACATCCAAAGAACTTTTATTCTGGACGCCTTTAGAAAACTTGTAGGGAACTAAACCGTTCTCGATATTCTCATACCTATTTGTCCTATTTATCTGGCCTCCAACATTCCTGCGCGTCCTACTTGACTGATCGACGGTTGTATATGGCGAAGCGGCAAAGCTCGTCATCATTGGTGTGACTTCCTCTTTCTTGTTATTTGTTTTCTTTGTCATTTTTTAAACAACGCATAATATTCCGGGACCTACTCCCGGGTTACCGCTTCTGAAAAGCGCACCACTATTTAGCCCACCTATATTGGGCCATTCGGGTAAATTATTCAAGAATACGTACCCACCAGATAGACCACTGACTGTAAATACATCATTTACCGTTAATGGGTCACCACTAAGAGATATCGTGCTTCCGCTTATGTAAGACTTATAATTTCCAAAGTATACACGCTCCCCACTAACATTTAGTGGGTTCGTGCCATAAGGGCCAAAGTTCAGCCTATCGTCATCGTAAACATCTATAAGAGGCAGACCGGCTTTATCAGTTACAGAAAAGACAGGAGAGTCTGATCCATATCCCGGAGACATAGTGAGTAACGAACCACTTACGTCATCAAACGTAAGAGAGTTATTCGCATTAACCCTAAGTGTCACTCCGTCTCCACTTAGTTCTATCTTATTAGTCTTTATACCTGCACTGAAGGTTTTAGCTGCTGAGAAATTTGTAGAAGTATCAGTTAAGATGTTAGATATAGACGTATTCAGATTTGTTCCGGTAGTATTTAAGCTAGTTTTTAAATCTCCGCTAGAAGCAGCAACGAAACCTGTCATTTCTGGCTTATCTACTATTTTAACCCAACCATCCTTATTTGCTGTGTTTCCTGTCGCAAGAAAAAGCCCCTGCGTATCATTATGACCAGAAGAAAAGGCTAAGGCTCCCGATGCTGCAGAAACCGAAAAGTCTCCCGAACCTGTATGGTAAAAACTACCAGACTTCAAGAACTCTCCACTAGTTGAAGAGAATTGCCCCGAGCAGACAACTATAGTATTTTGCAGCGCACCGCTTGCGCCGGAAGTGAAGGACTCGGCATGACCCGACACACTTTCCGCCTTGTTGAAAAGCAATGACCCACTATTGTCCAAAGCCCCACTAACCGCAGTCACTTGAGTAGTCGTCTGCCCAGATAATACTCCGCTATGTCCGGTGAAGCTGTCTGTCTCTAAAAAACCCAGAGGATTGCTGTAAGCGTAAAATCCGCTTGTGTTGGTAGCAGATCCTGAAACCTTTTTATGAATGAACTGAATAAAAGTATCAGAATCTATTTGTCCGGTTGTTAATTTTGACGGCATAACAGCTTATTTGATGTTAGTTACACTTAAAAAAGCATAACAGGCTCGAAAGTCTCCTTATTATTATTGACTTCCGCTCTAGTTATATCGTTATATAGCTTAAGGCCCCAATTCGCCAACATTAATGCTGAATAATTATCTTTTCTTGCTTTATTAGGGGAGTTTGACCTCTTAAGGTGCTGAGGCAGGTCAAAATTCTGTGATCCCCTAGAAGTTGTTTTGTGCTCCACCAAGCTGCATTGTTTTTTTGTTTGGTAAATCATGTCGTCTTGATGCTCTATAAAATCAAGCATAGTCCAATCTTTCCTGTCTCCAGTAAAAATTATTTTTTTAGGGTAAGGAAGCCTAAGAGTGCTTGTTCTATTAAAAAAGGTTTCGTTAGAAGCTGTTCTCGAGGCAAACCAAATTTTCTTATAATCTATACAAGCTTGGAGATGCTCGTTAGCCCGACGAATAAAGGTAGTTGTAAAAACTTGATTAAAGCAAATTTGATTATTCTCTAAATTATATTTTATCTTTGCTTGCTTTAAGGATTTTTGATAATCTAGTCCCTCTGCATCCGAATTTAAAGGAATCGTTTTTAAGTTTACTCTAGCGTCTTTAAAAAATTGAGACTCATTGCAGCTATCTAAAAAAGTATCAGAGCCAGCATTATCAAGACATATAAAAACAATATTAAAAGCTTGAAGTATATAAGCTAAATATTTTACATGATTGTTTAAGCTACCCAAACCCGCATAACTATGGACTAAAATTCCCCGACCCGTACTGTCATCTATTTCCATTACAGCCATAGCAAAGTAGTCAGCCGAAGGACTATCGCTCATATTAGGGTCAACACCTAGAACATAACGCTTGCCAGATCTACCAACCATTAAAGTAGAAGGCTCTTCATCGCCCGTTAAGGTGCATAGGTCCATCTTCTTAGCGCTAAAGTAACTGTCGCTACCATCTGTAAACTGAGCGCAATACTCTCGTTGAAAAGAGTAGTGAGAGGCTCCTCCTTCTGAGGCTTCATCAATAATGGTCCTGTCTATCATTTCCTCAGGCAGGGCCTCGTAGCCTAATTGAGAAACGAAGTATTTGGCTTCTTGCTCGTCTTCTTTAGTTTCTATTTTACCTACCCATTCTTGGTATGTCTTGTATAAATTTTCGAAAGTGTAGCTTGCAGAAGATAGGGCTATCATCTTGGAGGTGTTCTCAAACTTAGTTCTGTCCTTTTCTTCGATTGCTCCTTGTTGTATTAATTCATCCTCTATTTCCTTGACCTGCATTCTTCTTGTCATGTCTTGGGGGGCGACCAAGAAGGGCATTA